TGTGTACTGGTGCGCTGCTTTTGTAAATCACATTCTAACTGAAATGGGCGCAGATACCTTAGGAAAAGGCGATAGGTATAATAGACTTAGAGCTAAAAAGTATGCTAACTACGGCGAAGAAGTAAGTCTAGAGGATATGCAAGAGGGTGATATTCTCCTGTTTGGTTACGGAGATGAGATATCTCATGTAGGTTTTTATACTGGAGAGAGATCAGGTAACACCGTAAATATGATGGGGGGAAATCAATTTTCGGGTGTAGTGGATGCACAGAATAATCCTATATATGAAGTAAACTCTGTACCAAGAAATCTTAGAAACATTGTAGGTGTAAGAAGGGTTACTTATGATGGAGACTCAAGTAAAATTGTTTCGGATCAAAAAGTTGCAGACCCTATTTTTAGATACTTTGAGACTCCAAACTATGAAGCAAAATTTAATCCTAGCAGTAACAAAAGGTACGCCGAAGGTGGGTTGGCCGATAAAATAGACTTTCTAAAAAATTCAGATCAGGGATTTGCCCAAGGAGGCGTAGTAGACAACATGAATAATCAAATGGAAATGATCTTCAATGAGGGCGGCATCGCTGATGATGGTATGAGACGTGATCCGGTATCTGGTAATGAAATACCTCCGGGTTCTCTTGCGGAAGAAGTGCGAGATGATATTCCCGCACAACTATCCGAAGGTGAGTATGTCGTACCCGCAGATGTTGTACGGTTCTTTGGTGTAAAATTCTTTGAAGATTTACGTACAGAAGCTAAAATGGGCTTGTCTAATATGGAAGCCAATGGTAGAATTGGTGGTGAACCTATTGGCCCTAGTGGTATGGAAGAAAACCCCCTGACTCCAGAAGAGATGGCTGTATTAGAACAGATGGGCATGGCTGCTGGTGGTTTTGTACCTGAACAAGAGCCACCACAAGCAATAGGTAATTCTGTCCAAGGCTTTGCTCCCGGTGGTGATGTACAGCCTGTAAACAACTATCAAGACGGTACAGCTGGACTTCCTTCTTGGGCAGGCATTCCCGGAGCTTCTTATATGTCGCAACAGTGGCAACAAGAAAATCTACCCAGCACTACAAGTTATAAGCCTGTTCAAACTATTACTACTGCGGATAGTGCTCCTGCCACTACTACTGCTGACACTACTACAGCAACAGCTGAAGTTACATCTACTACAGGAAAAGAAGCTTGCGAAAAGATGGGCATGGTCTTTGATCCAGAAACTCAGCAGTGTATAATTAAACAGGAAAGCTCTAGTTTAGATGATCCTGCTGTAACACCTGATCCGGGTGCTGGGGGTTTTCAATGGAAAGAACCTGATGTAGATTACTTTAGCATGTCCGATGAAGACCTTGCTAAGGTTGGTTTAGAGAGTAGTAATAAATTTGAAGATAAGGCAGGAAAGTTAATAGCTAGTAGTTTAGCTGGCCCGGTGGGTCTTATAGGTTTCGGATTGTTTGACTCTGCAAGACAAGGCTCTACAATTGCAGAAGTAAGATCTGCAGCATTGGTAGCTGCCGCTAAGGGTAATACTGCGTTAGCAGATACACTGAATAAACGTGCAGAAGAGCTAGTAGGAAAGTCTAGCTTGCTTGTACAAGGCGCAGATTACTTTGGTGCACTTAGTGGTGTAAATGATTTTGTCCAGCAAATTGCAGCATTTGCCCCGATTAATTTTAAAATTAATAAAGAACTCTTTGGTGATAATGAAGTTGCATATCAACGTGCTGTGATGGCTTCCGTTACACCCAAAGATGAGGGTCTTGGTAAAACAACAGAAGAACGTGCGGCTCAAAAAGTACTAAGCAATACAAATTCTTTTGAAGAACTAAGTAAAACAGACAGGTCAGAAACCTGGAAAGGACAAACTAAAGAAGTTGGTGGAGTAGAGGTTAAACAATTTCAACCTGCTAAAACGGCAGCTGAAATACAAAAGTCAAAGAATGATAATAAAGATAGTCCAGCTCAAGCGGCGGCAAAGAATAAAGCCAAGGCAGAGGCAGCAGCCAGTAGACTTGGAGTAAGTTTAGCTACTGGTGGTAGATACAAAGGCGGCTTGATGAAGAAAACTAAAAAGAAATAGTAACTACACTACAACAACGATAAGGCGACCTAGCAATACTGCTAGCCCCAACATAAGGAAGTAAAAATGTCCGAAGCAAATACAATCGAATCCCCAAGATCAGCTGGCTTTGTAGATCGTGGATTTAACCACGCTCGTAAAAAAGCTAGAATGGAAGAAGAAGAAAAAGAAATTGCTCGCCTAGAAGCTGAAGCTCGTGGTGAGGAAGTTGATGAAAAAGCAGAAGAAGCTACGGAAGAAGTAGTTGAAGCAGTCTCTGAAGAAGATGACTCTAACTTATCCAGAGAAGAAAAGTCATTTAAGAAACGGTATGGTGACCTGCGTAGGCACATGCAGCAAAAAGAAAAAGACTGGGAAGAGAAGCTAGAAGCTCTTGAAAACCGTATGAATAGCGAAGGTATTAGAGCACCTAAGTCTGACGAAGACATCGAAAAATGGGCTAGTGAGTACCCAGATGTAGCTGGTATTGTAGAGACAATTGCAGCCAAAAAAGCTCAAGAGATGTTTCAGAAAGCAGAGTCACGTCTGTCAGAGCTAGATAAAGTACAGTCAGAAGCCGAACGTAAAAAAGCTGAAGCTGCTATAATGGAAACTCACCCCGATTTCTATAAACTAAAAGCTTCAGACGAGTTCCATGATTGGGCAGAGGAACAACCTAAGTGGGTACAAGATGCAATCTATGAGAATGCAGATGATCCAGCCTCTGTCGTTAGAGTTATCGACTTGTATAAGTCTGATAAAGGCCTTACTAAAACTGCTAAAAAAGCTTCTACCAAGAAGGCAGCAAGTCTAGTAAGCAAAGGTTCCAAAGCTGTTGTGGAGGCGAGTGAAACTGCAGGTCAGATTTCTGAGTCTGAAGTTGCACGTATGTCTGCTCAAGAGTTTGAAGAACGTCAAGATGAAATTACCAAAGCTATGAGAACTGGTAAATTTATCTATGATATGTCTGGTAATGCACGTTAGGTGTTGACATCTATCTTTACCGGAGTATAACTATTGGCAGGAACAAGAGCCTCCCTTGTGGACTACCTCTCTTGCCAAACAACCCTTAAAACTTAAACATACGAATAAGAACTACCTGGATAAGTACAGGCCCGTAAAGCTTATGGTTGGCCAACCGTTAGTCTAGCGCACCCTAGAAAACATTCAGCCTCTTTGCCTTGTTGTTTAGTTTCTATGAGTTGAGGTATATACCTTAAACTCGTATATATCTCTATCTTTAAGCCAAACATTCTAGGAGAAAGAAAATGGCATTCGCATCAGCAGCAGGTTATACCAACCTGCCAAACGGAAACTTTAGTTCCGTTATCTATTCGAAGAAGGTACAACTTGCCTTCCGTAAATCAACTGTAGTTGGTGATGTAACTAACTCTGATTATTTTGGGGAAATTGCAAACCAAGGTGATACAGTTAAAATTATCAAAGAGCCAGAAGTAAGCGTCTCTGCCTATACACGTGGCACAACAATTGCTGCACAAGACTTGGCAGATGCAGACTTCTCGCTTGTAGTAGACAAGAGCAACTACTTTGCGTTCAAAATGGACGATATTGAAGAAGCTCACTCTCATGTAAACTTCATGGATCTTGCTACCAACCGTGCGGCTTACCGCTTGGCTGATCAGTACGATCAAGAAGTGTTGGGTTACTTGTCTGGCTACAAACAGTCAGCTTTGCATGCTCAAGCAGATACAGTAAACGACACTGTAAACGGCACTAAAGCTGACGCAACTGCAGGTAACGACGAACTCTTGGCTGGCAATAAACTGTCCCGCCCTGACTTCGGTAATATCACAACTGCAGGTGTAACTGGCGATTCTATCCCAGTTGCTGCACGTCTTCCTGGTGCAACTGCACTTCCAACTGCCTACGTTTCCCCAGCTATGCTGGTGGCTCGTATGGGTCGTTTGCTGGATCAACAGCAAGTTGACACACAAGGTCGTTGGATTGTAGTAGACCCAGTGTTCATGGAAGTACTTCGTGATGAGGACTCACGCCTCTTCAATGCAGACTTCGGTGAATCAGGTGGCCTTCGTAATGGTTTGATCTTGAATAACTTCCACGGTTTCCGTGTTTATTCTTCAAGCAACTTGCCATCATTGGGCACAGGTGCAGCTACTACAGGTACTGCTGCTCAGTCCACTAACTTTGGTGCTATTGTTGCTGGTCATGATTCAGCTGTTGCTACAGCCGAACAGATCAACAAGACTGAAACTTACCGTGATCCAGACAGCTTTGCTGATATTGTTCGTGGTATGCATTTGTACGGTCGCAAGATCCTTCGTCCAGAAGCTATTGTAACTGCACGTTATAACCTCGCATAAATATAAACTGGGGGGCTGGCTTTTGCTGGCCCTCCGGTACTTTTAATAGTAGGATAACTCTATGGCTACTTACGTCTCCCTAGTAAATGAACTTCTTAGAAGAATGAACGAGGTCACCCTTGATACTGCGGGGGATGGGTTCGATACAGCACGTAATGTTCAAGCACTAGCAAAAGATGCAGTTAATAGTAGCATTAGACTTATTCTACAAGATGGTCAAGAGTGGCCATTTCTTAAAAATACTTACACTCAAACTTTAACAGCAGGTACACGTCAATATAACTTTCCTGCAGACTACTCCAGTGCTGACTGGGATACTTTTTACATTAAAAAACTTTCATCTAAAAACAATGCCCCTCAAAGACTGGGTGCTATTTCCTATGAAAACTATATTCAGAACTATAGATCTTCTGACGATGGTGGTGATACAGTAAACGGTGAGTCTGCCCCTTCCATTGTGTATCAGACCTATGGAGAAGCTTTTGGCGTAACTCCCGTACCTAATGCTGCGTATGAGATTGAGTATGTATACTGGTCTTTCCCTTCGGACCTTACACTATACAATGACGTATCAGTTATACCAGATCGTTTTAAGCACGTACTTATTGATGGTGCTATGATGTTTATGATGCGCTTCCGTAGCAACGAGCAGAGTGCTGCAATGCACCAGAATAACTTTGAGGATGGCATTAAGTCTATGCGCCGTGTCTTAATGGATGATGCTATTGAGATCCGCTCTACAGTAGTTACACGAGGTAATACATCTTCTTTTAGTGGCGGTTACTAATGGCTGATAATCTAGCCTCCTTTAAAGTCTTTTGCCAGGGTGGTCTTAACACCAGTCGTGATGTGCTATCACAAGGTGAGACACAGCCTGGTTCAGCTATCTCGTTGATTAACTACGAGCCTGCTGTTACTGGTGGCTACAGAAAAATTAATGGTTACTTAAACGATTACGGTACTGTTACAGGGACAGGTAATGTCTTAGGTGTCTGCGTAGCTAATGGGGTCAACGATGGTATTCTTGCTTGCCGTAAACCTTCTAGTGGCAACAACTACCTCCACTACTGGAATGATTCTACAGATGCTTGGGTGGCAGTAACTACTTCAGGCTCCCCTACTATGACAGGTGTTTCTAAAGTACGTTTTTCTAAGTTTAACTGGGGTAGCCCTAAGATAGTCCTAACGGATGGTATAAATCCTGCATCTACTTACGATGGCACTACTTATACTCAAATAACTCAAGCTGAT